TAGTAGATAAAGCAGCAGGTGTCAGAAAAGGCACATCCTGGTACAGGAGTGCTGTTGCTTCTATCGCAGATAAAGTATCAGCGAGAAGATTAATGAGTCAAGGTAGATTAAACGGCAGACCTAGTATTGGTCGTTTAAATATGTTCTTTTATGACCCTAAATATAAGAAAACATTACCATACTATGATACATTTCCTCTAGTATTGCCTATTGATAGAATACCAGGTGGATTTGTAGGGATTAATTTTCATTATTTAAGACCTGGTGTTAGATTTCGTTTGTTAGAAAGACTACAAAGATTTTCTACAAGAGGTGCAGAAATAACAAGACAGAATAGATTTGATGTTAGTTATGATAGAGTAAAAGGAATACCATTGGTAAAAAAAACAATAAAGAAATATTTGTGGTCTCACGTGAGATCAAGTTTTTTAAGAATTGATTATGACAAGGCTGCATTATCGGTATATTTACCTGTAGCACAATTTAGAAAAGGGAGTCCATACTAATGGCAATATTAAGAGGCGGAAAAAGAATTGGTGGAATGGATGTTCGTATCGGCATTCCAAGAGATAGATCGCTAGATGATGTAGCAGGCGATAGTAGATTACAACGAAGAATGGGTAGTAATCCTGAAACTACAATAGGTCGTTTTCAATCTTATGTAAATGAGGCAGAAGGTTTTGCTAGAAAGGCAAGATTTTATGCTGAGTTTACTTTACCTAGAGGTGTATCAGGTCCATTATTTTCAGAAGGTTTTGAAGACACATCATCAGCAGCACTAGAGAAACAAGCATTTCCTAGTCAATCAGATTTAAATTCTGTTCAGTTAGCAAATGGTAGACGAGTTAGAGCATTTTGTTCTTCAATCAGTATGCCTGAAAGAGAAATGACAACAAAAGAAATTAGACACGGCAATGCACCCGCTAGAAATTTTGTATATGATATGAAATCATCAGGTATATCAGCAACATTTTATGCTGATAAATTTATGAGAGAAAGATCATACTTTGAATTATGGCAAAAATCTGCTATGTCAACATCATCTACATTTAACACAAACTATTATGATAACTATGTTTCTAACCTAAACATATTTCAATTAGGTCAATTTGCTAGCAGACAAGAACGGGATGATGTAACTTATGGTGTACAATTGATAGATTGTTTTCCTAGTAAGATAGGTGCAATAGAATATTCCCACGATACTAATAATATACAAACAATAGATGTAGATTTTTCATTTAGATACTGGATTAATTACTTTATAGACCAACAAGGTAATATAGAATTAGGTAGTCCTATTGGTAGGATACCTGAAATTAAGAACAATAGAGGAATTTTTGGTAGTTTAATAAATAAATTGCCACCTGAATTGAGAAGGGCAGGTAGAGATGTACTCAACGATTTAAGAAGACGAGTACCTCTAGGTAGAGTAACTGGCGGAAGAGTATTCCCACCATTTAAAATACCACCACTAAATATTTAAATATAATAAGGAGTTATAATGGCGTTACCAATAGTTGAAACACCGAGATATGAGTTGACTTTACCATCAACAGATGTAAAAGTACAATACAGACCTTTTCTAGTAAAAGAGGAAAAAGTTTTATATATGGCACTTGAATCAGGTGATGAAAACCAAATGCAATCAGCAACAAAAGAAATTTTAAGTGCTGTAACATTTAATAAGATAGATGTAGAACTATTACCTACATTTGATGTAGAATATATTTTCCTACAAGTAAGGGCAAAGTCAGTAGGAGAAGTTGCTAAATTTAAAATTATTTGTCCAGATGATAGTAAAACCTATGGCGACATAGAAGTTGATATATCAAAAGTTGAGGTGCAAGTAGATGACGCACACACAAATGATGTAGTATTAGATGAAAAAAGAAAATTAGGTGTTGTAATGAAATATCCTAATATGAAAGTGTTATACGATACACAAGGTATCAAGGCACTTAAATATGAAGATGTTATAAAATTAATTATAGGTTGCGTTGATTACATTTACGAGGGTGAAAAGAATTACCCTACAAGTGAATCAACACAAGAAGAACTAAAAGAGTTTTTTGAAAACTTAGCACAAGAACAATTTGCTAAAATAAGAAAATTCTTTGAAACTATGCCTAAATTAAGACACGAATGTAAAGTGAAGAACCCGAAGACAGGAGTTGAAAGTAAAGTCACCTTCAGCGGGTTACAAGATTTTTTCGGATTGGCCTCTCCCACAACAGCTTAGAGGCGTTTTTTGAAATTAATTTTGCACTTATGCAACATCATAAGTATTCGTTAACCGAGATTGAGGCTATGTTACCGTGGGAAAGAGATGTATATGTATCATTATTGATACGATATATAAAAGAAGAAAACGAGAGAAAAAAAAGAGAACAAAGTAAAGGATAATTTATGTGGAATATTAATAAATTTTTAAGTGGTGGTTGGAGTGGTTTCAAATATGTAATCAAACAACTATGGCACTTTATAGAAGTAGAAATACCAGAATTGCTTTCTAATTGGAGAGCAGTACCAAGATTAATGATGGTTGCCTATGGTTGGGCATTTATGGAAGTTATAACTTGGTTTATGGCACTAGAGGCACCTAACAATGCACAAGCAGGTCTTGTATCAGTTGTAGTAGGGGCAGGCGCTGGGTGGTTTGCAATATATGTAAACGGCAAAGCGACAAAAATTAAAAATAAGGACTAATGTGAACAAAATAATAATGTTTTTTATATTAGCTGTTTTTATGACAGCGTGTTCTGGAAAACACCTATCTTTCGGTAAGAAGTGTATGGAAAAAGAAGACCAAATAGTCTATTCTTACATATGGTTAACCGAAAAAGTACATCCAGCTGATAAAGAAACTTGCAACAAAATAGAGAAATAATAAATGGCATCCGTTAAAGATATAGCACCAATAATGCAGGCAGAAACAGATGAAGAAGCTGATTGGGTTGATGAAAGATCCGTTGCTTCTTTACCTGGGAATGTTGAACAAGAAGTTTTAAAACTAGGACAAACAATACAAGAGTCTAGTAGTTTAGGTTTACAAGCTGCTACACAAACGGTTATTGGTAATATTCCTGAAATGATAAGAGAACTAACGGATGATATAAAATCAGGTTCTATTGATAATTTTTCTACAGCAATGAATAAATTAATTAAACTAGTTAATGATCTAGGAATTAATTTAAGAGATTACAATTCAGATTTAGCAGACACGGTTGATAAATTTACTAACAAACAAATGAAGTTAGAAGACAAACTATCTCAATGGAGAGAAATGGGTTTGAAAGCAGAGATAAAAAATGGTGAAGTAAGATTATTAACTCAACGAGATGTATTCAAAGCACAAAAAGAAAAGATTAAAAATGAAAAACTAATTGAAACTAAAATTGCTGCTAGAGATAAATTACAGGCAAATATAGACAATAAAGTTTGGGAAAATAGTAAGGCAAGAACAAAGGCACAAGATAAAATAATTCAAAACGAAGAAGAAATTGCTCAATTAAGAATAGATAACGAAGAAATAGATAAGAAAACAGGTGCTGATAAAACAGCAGACACAGGTAGAGATACAGGAATGAGTAAATTTACTGAATTGAAAGAAGCATTTATGGTTATACCTGATACTATTGGAGACGCAATGGCAGCCTTTGGAAAATCAGGTAAGACTATGTTTACTGGTCTGGCAGGATTATTTAAAAAAGGTGGTTTAGCAAAAGCATTTAAAGGTCTTGTAAACTTTTTCAAAACTGCTAGAATAATGATTATGGGTGTATTTCTTTTAGTAGTAGCAGCAATTCAATTTGTTGCTGAAAGAATTGATGCTATAGCAGCATTTTTTAAGAAAATATGGGATAAGATTGCTGGTTTCTTTAAATCAATAGGTGATTGGTTTGCAAACTCTTGGTTAGGTAAAAAACTTGGATTAGGTGATGGCCAAGATACCGAGGCTCCAGTTGAACCTAAAAAAGCAAAATCGTGGGATCAATTAGACGAAGGCACTTATGCTGTAGGCGAAGAAGGTGCAGAAATAAAAGACGCTAATCTTTCAGTAGAAGATATTTTAAAACAAAGTAATACAGGTGACGCTTCAATTGCTGAAGGTGTGGCACTAGACAATAGAGCAAGAATTGAAGGTAATGCCCATAGAGGAAGAAATTATACAGGATCTATGGCTACTTACAGACAAGATGATTATGCTGATAGAGTAAGTATAGATGATATTATTGGTGATGACAAAGTTACAGGTGACCAATTAAAAGACGGTTCAACATCTTCAATGCTTAAAAGTTTAGAATCAGAAAGTAATAATATTAAACCACCAACTGTTATCAATGTACAAAATAATGCTACATCAAATAGTAGTCAATCGGCTTCTACTAATGTTTCAGGATTTTTAGATCATCATCCAGATGAGTCGTTTAAATATGTAAAACAAGGTAGTACAGGTTCTGCCGATTTCTAATAACTATAACCTAAATCTTTTTCAGTAATTATTTTAAACACAGCACCATTATCTTCAGCATATTTGGTTGCCGCTGACCATTTTGCTTTATTTTTAATAAACTCAAAACTCTCACGCATATACGATTTAGTTTTCTTTTTAGGTGGTTTAGGTCTAGTAGTTTGACGAGAAGGTTTAATCTCAATCAACATCTTTTTACCTTTGTCTGTTTTTAGTATGAAGTCTGGAAAGTATCTATGGTATTTCTTGTCAATAGGATTGTAATATCTTATAGGTAATTCTTCACTTGCCCAATTTGTTATGCCTGGATTATTATCACAATAGACCATAAATTTACGCTCTAAAAGTGAACGATACACTATGTTATTTGGGTTGCCAACATATTTTTTAGGATTGGTTGGTTTATATATTCCTTTAAAAGACTTGCTCATATCATATAAATAGTTAATAACAATATTTAGTAAGGATAAAATAAATGGCTTGGACAAACAAAGTAGCAAATGTAATCAAAGGTAAAGTAGGCAATATGATTGCTGGAGCAATAGGCAATAAGATAATGTCATCCTTTGCAGACCAAGGACAGACAAAAAAGATTGCTGCTAAACTATTAAGTAAATCTCCATTAGAGATAGGTAATGATAATCCTACAGCACACATAAAAGAAAATCCTTATTCATACGGAACAGTTTACTACCCACAAGAAACAAGTAATATGGGTGATGGCCACTATGTAATATTTGATGTTCTTATGCACAATGAATCATCATATAAAACTCAAACTTTTAATAATGGATTATTAACAGACAATTCTAAAAACTATGTTGGTGGTGAAACAAATTGGTATGGTGGTAAAGTAGCAGGTACATCTGTACGAAATATCAATAACATAAAAAGACGAGGCATAGAATCAACTAATAGAGTTAGAGAAGTTAACTCTGGTCTCTTTAGTAAGTTTGGATCAAATCACACATATATTTCAGATAGTATTATAATGTATATGCCACCTGAAGGAATGAAATTTGATTATGCTGCTAGTTACGAGGCATTGGATACAGGTCTTGCAGGAGATATAGGAATGGGTATTGGTGGTGTAATTAATGACACAGGTTTTAAAGATAAATTAAAAGCAGCAGCAAAAGGTTCTACCGCAGTAATACAAGAATTAACTAAAGAGGCAGCTTTTGGTGTTGTTGGATTAATACCTGGTATGGAGAACGCAAGAGCAGCATATGACAAGTTTAAAGGTCAAGCAAAGAATCCTAATTTAGAATCAGTATTTAAATCAGTACCATTTAGAGAATTTAGTTTCCCATTTACTTTTGCACCTAAAAATGAAAAAGAAAAAGATAGTGTACACAAGATATTACAATTGTTTAGATTTCATATGTTACCTGAACAACAAAGTGGTGCTAATGGTTACTTCAATGTACCATCAGAATTTCAAATAACATATATGTATAGAGAAAATGAAAACTCATACTTACCTAGAATTAGTCGTTGTGTATTAAAACAATGTGCCATAGATTATGGACCTGAAGGTGTTGTATCATCATTAACACCAGACGAAAGAGGTGCTCCACCTACACTAATAACTATGAACTTAACATTTGGTGAAACAGAAATTATGACTAAAGAAACAGTAGCAAAAGGATATTAATGTATTTTACAAGATTTCCTAAAGGTCAATATATCATACCAGGCACAAAAGATTATAAACTGGTTAGTGATTTATGGAGACGAGTTAAGATAAGAGATAAAATTAAGAATGAGGCAAGTCTTTATTCGGAATATTTTGTTGCTGATGGTGAGAGACCTGAAACTATTGCAGAAAGACATTTTGGTAGTCCTGAACTACATTGGATTATATTAATTACAAATGATGTAACAGATGGTTTTCACGGTTGGCCTTTATCATTTACAGCGTTTGAAGAATTTGTAAATGACAAATACGATATACCTGGTGCAATACACCATTACGAAAGGGTGCAGTCAAGTGGACCACAAACATCAATAGATTATTCGCACTTGATTGAATGTAATAGTACAGACCCAGGCGCACAAGCAGTTTCAAATAGAGAATATGAACAAAGAGAACAAGATAGAATTAGCAGAATTAAATTACTATCGCCATCTTTCTTACCAGCAATAATTGAAGAATTTGAAAGATTAATGAATGAATAATTATGTACTCACAAATAGATACAAGTAAACTTACAAGAGCAGGTAGATTTCTACTAGATGATATAACCTTGGTGTCATATCAATCAGCAGATGGTTCAAATAAGAACGCCAAATCAATCTCAATCAAAACACAAGTTTTAGAAATAGACATATACGAAACACTTGACGGTGCAGGTCTATCAGGAAGTGTAACTGTCGCAGATGGTCAATCTGTTATATCACATTTACCTTTGACAGGCTATGAACGCATAGAATTTAAGTTATATACGCCAGGCACGAGTAGAGGTTACGATTTCACAAGTATTACAGGTCACCCTATGTTTATCTATAAAATCAGTAATAGAGTACCTTTGACACCTAGATCACAAATATATGTACTTCATTTTTGCAGTAGAGAAATGATTGATAATGAAATGACAAGAGTTAATAAAACTATGGAAGGTTCTGTTGATAGTATGGTCATAGATATGATTAGAGGTGATTTAGAAAGTAAAAAGAATTTGATTGTAGAAGAAACAAAAGGATTACATAAGTTTGTTATGCCTAGAATTAAACCTTTGAATGCTATAGCAAAATTATCAACATTATCAGAACCACTAAAATATAATTCAAGTGGTATGTTATTTTACGAAGACAGCAATGGTTTCAGATTTAGAAGTTTAGAAAATATGTTAGCAATAAATGGTGTTGCAAGACCAGTAGCAGCCAAGTTTCAACAGAAACCTAGAAATGTAAAAGGTGGTACAGGTCAAACAGATGTAATAAAAGAAATGCAGACCGTGGATAACTATTCTATCAAGGATCAATTTGATACATTAAAGAATTTATCTAATGGTGTATATGCCAGTAGAACTATTACACACGATTTATTTAACAAAACTTTTAGCGAAATAGACTTTGACTACAACACATATTTTCCTACTATATTTCATACTGAACACGATGGATCAGGTGGTAAGATAGATAGTAAATCGCAGTTGCCATTATTTAACTTTAAACAAAATAAAATGATTTCAGATAAACCAGAAGGACGATTGAATCTAATATCTACAACAGAAAAGATACAAAACGATTATGAAGGACCAGATGGAGAACGAATATATCCTAATAGTATGGCACAGAAATTATCATTTAAGAGTCAAGTCATAGGTTTAGATTGTAAAGGTTTCACAGGAATATCAGTTGGGGATATATGCAGTTTTGAAGTACCTAGTTATGAACCAGTTAAGAAAGATAATCCATCAGACTTTGATCCGTATATGAGTGGCCGTTATTTAATAAGATCAATACACCATAATATTAGTACATCAAAAGATATGCACAAAATGAATTTAGAGTGTGTGAAGGACGCAGTAAGGGTTGCTTATCCAGAAGAAAACATAGATATACATACGAATAGAGAAAACCTAGACGCCATCACATACCTACAATACCAATTAGACGAAGCAATAATAAGTGAGGCAAACCAAGAAACGCATAATGAGATAATTAAATAGAATGCTTGAAGCTGCTGAGAGTCGAAATTTTTTTGACTAAAGAACTAAGCAGGCCATATGCCACAATATGAGAGAAAACAATTAACTGAGCAAAGATAATAAAATGAATATAAGAACGCAGATTAGAACCAATAAGAATAGATGTAAAGACGCATTTAAAAGATATATAGACAACTCTCTGGAGAAGTATGACAATATATACTACCAGAACAAATACAGCATATTCTTTAAGGGCCAAACATACATACTAACAGAACTCAAAGATAAAGTCAGTCTAGCGACTGCCTGGTTCGGGGATAAGTTAAATAAAGTAGATATATCAAAGGCCTCCTTTGGTTTCAATGATTGTTATATACATAATACAGAAATACAAGAGGATTTAAAGACCGTGCGTAGGTCAGAAAGAAATAGTAATAAATGAACAATAGCCTTGTCATTAAAAACAAACATATATCGGTAGGAATCAAATGGCCTTTCTAGGAATTTCGGAGTTTAAACATTTCGTAGGCGTAGTAGAGGATAGATTTGATCCTGAGAAACTTGGCCGTTTACGAGTTAGAGTTTTAGGCGTACACACTTCAGATAAGAATAAGATAGCAACCGCAGACTTGCCTTGGGCGTCTGTTGTACTACCAACTACATCAGCAGGCATATCTGGATTAGGCCAGTCGCCGTCTTTCATTGTTGAAGGTGCGTGGGTGTGGGGATATTTTAGAGATGGCAATGGCCTTATGCAAGAGATGGTGATAGTTGGAACTTTGCCAGGCAAGCCAGCCGAATTAGGAAACACCGATAGCGGCTTCTATGATCCTAATTTTAGATTAGACAAAGACCAAAAGCCGACAACCATTTCAGTTTATCCTAGATACGCAGATGAACCAGATACAAATAGATTGGCCGTTAACAATCCAGAAAAAGAAGCACCAAGTTTTTCAAATAGAAAAAGAACAAGAATTACTGGCGTACCAATAGCAGCCTTTGATGGTTTATTTAACATAGAGGAAACTTCTTTTATTGAAACACAACAAGAGGCCGACGTCGGCCTTATTGATGTGGACTATACAGGACTAGAAAGATATAGTGGTGATGGTGGTGGTGCCATTTTAAACAATGACGCAGACGCCATTGAAGCCTTACTCTATGCGCCGACCTATAACAATGAAGAATGGGCCTACTACGAATTATTAATAAGAAAATATAATATTACAATAGACACGGATATCGGCGCATTAACTAGCGAGATCAGACAACGAATTAGAGGTGTGATTGCTAATGAGGCCACGGATGCTGAAAAATGGAATCAACCAGAGATTACCTATAATGCCATTTATCCATACAATCACGTATTTGAATCGGAAAGCGGCCACATAAAAGAATATGATGATACGCCATTACACGAAAGAATATTTGAAAGACATACCAGCGGAACCTCATATGAATTTACACCAAATGGTGATAGAGTAGATATAATAAAAAACAATCATTACACGCTAACTAGCAGTGATAACAAGGCCTACATACAAGGCAATAGTGATGTGACCATAGACGGCCGCCATAAAGTCTTTATTAATAAGAGTGGCCTATCAAACAATCATTACGACATAGAGGTAGGGCCAAATGCCAATGTTAATATACAAGTAGATAAAGGCAACCTTAATGTAGTAACCAAGACAGGCCAATTCAACTTTGATGTAGGTGCTGATTGGAATATGAATGTCGGTGGTAATTATAATTTAAATGTAGTAGGTAATGAAACCAAAACCGTAGAAGGTACTACAACACACAACACCACAGGCAGTACAACCATTAGAGGTAGTACGATAGACCTAAACCCATAGAGTCTGTAACCGATTTAAAAAATCTTAAAAACCGCTATATACGGACGAGCAATGGAATGCTAGGCCAGCTTTTAATCTATAAATGCAATAACAACCATCCCTATTAAACAGGAGGCCTTTTCTTAATAAAAAGACTGGTTTTTTTTCGGTACTACATTTGTCTTCTATAAGTCGGCCTTTATCTATGGAACAGACGCCAGTCTTAACGCAGTTAAACATCTCTACATAACATACTATCAACACAATTAAAAGCCTAAATAAAGTAATGGAA